GGTTATATTCACCAGATACTATGAAGTTTCTCCTTGGATCGTATTCCGGGAAATGGTTGTACCAGGTGAGATCCTTGGTCGAGGTAGAGTCATGCAAGTGCTGCCAGCAATCAAAACAGTAAACAAAGTCAGTGAGTTTTCATTAAGAAACGCAGCTCTGGCTATTTCTGGAATCTACACAGTGACAGATGATGGAGTAATCAATCCATACAATATTAACTTGGAACCAGGCACAGCCATTCCGGTTGGATCTAACGACAGCTCTAATCCAACATTGCGTCCACTCGAAAGAGCTGGTGACTTCAATGTATCGGAATTAGTTATGGAAGATCTAAGAGAAAGTATTAACAAATGTCTATTCGCAGATCCATATGGCGGAATGGACTCACCAACTAAGACAGCCACTGAAATGTCAATGCGAGGTCAAGAGTTAGTCATGGATGCGGGTTCAGCATTCTCCAGGCTGCAGACTGAGTTTATTGAAAAGATCATTAAGCGATCGGTTTATATTCTTAAAAAGAATGGCAAGGTCGGTGACTTTAAAGTGGATGGTCGTGAGGTTACGATCAAGCATACTTCACCATTAGCCAGGGCCCAGGATCAAGAAGATATGATGGCAATCCAACAGTACATGGAAATGAGTATGGCCCTTGGACCAGAGGTATTTGCATTAGGAACTAAGATGGAAGATCTACCAGCTTATATAGGGAAGAAGCTGGGTATTGATCAAGAATTGTTGCGCTCATCTGAAGAACGAGCTGAGATCCAGGCACAAGCCGAGGAAGCAATGCAACAACAACAAGCACAGGCACAGGAGATGCAAGGTGGCGGAGAGCAGCAGCTGGGATAAATTAGATCTTGATGGTAAAGAAATACAAAAAGCCAGGAAAGAAAACGAAACCAAGTCGCGTGAAATAGCGGGGCAGTTTCAAGAATGTTTCGGTACAGATGCGGGGAAGTATGTCCTGGATCGGTTGAAGTCAATTACAGTTGATCGGCCAGTATTGAATCCAAACTCAACGCAATTTGGCGCTGGGATCAGAGAAGGTCAAAACACTATTGTTCGTCAGATCATGGAACAACTGTCGTTGGCTGAAAATAAAAGAAAATAAAATAGGAGAGTAATGTGAGCGAAGAAGAAACTTTAATAGACGACACTCCAGTAGAGGAAGCAGCAACTGAAGAAGTTGTTGAGTCCCCTGTAGTAGAAGCAACAGCTGATGAGGGTGAACGACCAGAATGGCTTAAAGAAAAGTACAAGACAGTTGAGGACCAGGCTAAAGCTTATAACGATGCTGAAAAAAAGCTTGGAGGTTTCGCTGGATCGCCAGAAGGCGAATACGAAATGAACGTGCCAGAAGGTGTAAGTGGTGAATTTGATATGGAAGATCCGCGTATCGAATGGTTCCAGAATGCAGCAAAAGAATCCAACATGAGTCAAGAAACCTTTGATCAGATGTTAGGTGGCTTTGTAAAGATGGAACAAGAAGCCAATGATCCAGAAGCAGCAAAGAACATTGAGCTCCAGGCATTAGGTAAAAATGCCAGTGCCAGGCTTACAGATCTTGGTGATTGGGGTAAAGGTAATCTAACGGCCGATGAATATGAAGGCTTTAAAGGTTTAGCAACAACTGCCCAGGGTGTAAGTGTCCTGGAAGCTTTAATTGCTAAAACAGCTGAAGGCAAAATGCCAACATCCAATACAGTAAGAGCTCCTTCAATAACTCAAGAAGCTTTGGACGATATGATTAAAGATCCGAAGTATAAAGAATCAAAAGCGTTCCGAGCCGAGGTCAAGCAGAAGTTCCATGATCTCTATGGAGAATGAGTTGAATAAAAAAAAACCCTGGGCCTGGCAAAGTGGTTGGTTATGTGCAAGAGATGGAAAGCCCCACGATATTATCTATGGCTCGGAGAAAACAATCAAACAATACAACGAAGGATATAAAGCTTATACAGAGTTCTCCCCGGATCACTCCCAATCTAATGAGGTTTAATCGGCTCTCCGCTTATTTCTCCGGCTTCATTCGATAAATAGTGGGATTGGTTGCCCTAAGTAACCACTTATAAAGATACAAACTGTTGCATAAGATACTAAATGTAGCGTACAATCAGAGAAAATCCAACCATTGGACACTTCTTTATAGAACCCAGCCAGGAAGGACTCGGCCCGCAATAGTGGACACCCGGCAAAAGGTAATATTAATTTAACTATAAAGGAGGACTTATGTCCGCAAATCTATCATCCGCTGCGCAGCAGCTATTCGACAGCGAAGTGAAGCATGTGTTTCAATCAGCTGGCGGTTTAAAAGACACAGTCACCAATCGTAACGACGTTATCGGTGACATTTATAAATTTAGAGCAATGGGTAAGGGCGTAGCAAATCAGAAGAACACTTCTGCTGATGTAACTGCTATGGGTATCTCTCATTCATTGATCAGCTGTACTTTATCAAACTGGAACGCTCCAGAGTACACTGACATCTTTGACGCTAAAGAAGTTAATTTTGACGAAAAGACGGAGCTACAGACTACAATTGCTGGTGCTCTTGGCCGTCGTCGTGATCAGCTTATTTTAGATGCAATGGACGCAGCAACTGCGGGCACAACAATTGCTCATGGTTCTGCTGGTTTAACACTTGCGAAGCTTATAACAGCTTCAAAATCTCTGACTGATAAAGGAGTTCCATCGAGCGGTCGACACATCGCAGTATCAGCAGCTGGTCTTGAAGATCTATTAAGCATAACACAAGTACAAAGTGCGGATTACAATTCCATTCGTTCTTTGGTATCTGCTGAAATAGATACTTTCATGGGCTTCAAATTCCACGTTATTGAAACACGCGCGGAAGGCGGACTTGATATTGCATCAAGTGTTCGTGAAGGCTTTGCTTGGCACGAGTCAGCAGTTGGAATGGCAACAGGAATGGAAATCACAGCGAAAGTTGATTGGGTTCCACAGAAAACTTCATGGCTCTGTAATGGAATGATGAAAGCTGGTGCGGTTGTTCGCGATGCAGATGGACTTGTTTCTATCAGCTGGTCAGAATAATTAAGTTGTAAATAAATGGTGGTATTCCAATCGCGGAGTGCTGCCATTTTTTTTAAGGAATAAACTATGGCAACATCAATTGAGATCTGTTCTAACGCATTAAATTTGATAGGTCATGGCTCAATCGCTTCTTTCACAGATGGTGGAGCTGGAGCCAATATTGCAGATGCTTTGTATGAAACAACGTATAAAGATCTGTTATCACAACATCGATGGCGCTGGGCGTCAGCTAAAGTTGGCTTATCACAATTAGTAGCAACTCCAGTTAATACTTGGAGCTATGCTTATCAACTTCCAGCAAACTATATTATTGCTACATCTATTTATCCAAGCATGGACTATGAGATCTATGAGGATAAGCTTTACACAAATTCACAAACAGTAGATCTGGACTATGTATATCACGCTCCAGAAGCTGAAATGCCCGCTTACTTTCAAAGAGTTTTAGAGTTTATGTTAGCTTCAGTATTTGCTATTGCGATTACTGATAACTCCTCTAAGGCTGAAGAGTATCGTCGCATGTTTGATTACAATTTAAGACGTGCCAGGTTTACAGATTCACAAGCGCGTCCAACCAAAGCTATTGTTGATTCTCCATTTATTGAGGCTAGACAGTAATGCCGAAGGTTATTACGCTGCAAACTTCTTTTAATTCCGGGGTTCTTGATCCAAGGCTTGCTGCCAGGACAGATCTTAAACAATTCTACCAGGGTGCTGAAGAAGCAGAGAACGTAGTAACTATGCCACAAGGCGGTATTAAAAGACGACCAGGTTTAAAATATATTGCTGCCACTGCTTCAAATAATGAAGCCAGATTAGCGTCATTTGCTTTTAATGTTGAACAAACTTATTTAATGGTTTTTACCAACAACAGTGTAGCGGTTTATAAAGATGGAGTTCACCAGGCAAACGTATCAACATCTTATACAACAGCGCAGCTCTTTGATTTACAGTGGACACAATCAGCAGACACAATGATCCTGGTTCATGAAGCTCATGCGCCAATGAAATTAGTTCGTGGATCAAGTCATACATCCTGGACTTTGTCTACCATTTCTTTATCAAACATTCCCCAATATAACTTTGGATCTGGTGCAACAAATGTTTGGTCTAATGCTGCGGGGTGGCCCAAAAGTGCTACTTTCTACCAAGCACGCTTATGGTTTGGTGGATCAACAAAAAGACCACAAACCTTATGGGGCTCTAAAACAAATGATTTTTTTAATTTTGATGATGGCACATCACTTGATGATGAGGGTATAGATCTTACTTTAGATACCGATCAAGTCAATGCAATTGTGTCCGTTTATGCTGGTCGTCACTTACAAATTTTTACAACTGGTGGTGAATTTTCTATTAAAGATATTCCAATTACTCCAGCCAAGGTTGCAGTAAGACGTGAAACACAATTTGGATCAAGCAAAGTTCCACCAAAGAATATTGATGGATCTGTAATATTTATAGATCGAACTGGTAAATCAATAAGAGAATTTTTA